CCACCGTGTTTATAACCGGCTCTGCCACCTTTAGAAAACGAACCTTCTGATGCAGACCTTTTTTTAGATACTATTGTTTGAACTGTATCCGCAAAACGTTTAGCTTTTTTAGTTGCTTTAGCATCTATTTTTTTATCTTTTTTATAATTGTCACCTATCATACCTACACCACCCAACATTTTTTTCTTCATCTTATCGGATTCTTTATTTGAAATATTTACAACATCAGGGTGATCTTCAGGATGATTAACTCTCATAGTTTCATCATTCATTGTTTTATCACCTATTAATGATTTTTTATTTGGTTTGTAATCTTTAGCCATTATTTTTTTCCAGCTGCTTTGTCAAGCATGCCTTTAATTACTTTAGTATTTTCTCCTTGTATTCTTTTATAGGATTCTGTATTTGATTCTGATTTTCCTGCTTTACTTTTAAAAGTAATAGGCATCTTATTTTCCATTTCAAAAACAGTTTGACCTAATTTTGCTTTTGAAGCTTTAGCTTTTTGTTCAGCAATACTATTGCTGCTTTTTATTTTTTCTAATTTTCTTGTATTAATTTTTGTTTTAACTTTATTGATAGCTTGACCTATACCTGAAGCTATTTTTTTACCAAATTCATAGTTTGGTCTATTAAATAATTTACTCATAATTGTTTTCCTTTAAGTTATTTTCTTTTTATCAGATCTGTTGCCTTAAGTCCATAGACAGATGCAATTACTCCGACAAAAATTGTTTGGTACCAAAACGGTAAATTTCCAAAGTGTACAAAGAATATCTCCATTTTCTCCATATGTACAGGATTATCTGACCAGACACTCCATCCTAACATTACAATCGGAATCGACAATAAAACTAAAATAAATTCGTCTTTCCAGTCTGATTGTCTAGCTTCTAGTAATTTTCCAGAATACTCTAATTCTCCAGTACTCATTTTTTGAGCATGTTTCATCGCAGCATCCGACATAAGCATTTTAGTTTGTTGCTTATTTTTGTAAATGTGTGAGCCTGCAGAAACGGCTAATTTAATTGCCGAAAACCACATATTAAAACCAAGTAGCTTTTACAGGTTTTCTAGTCTTTGTACCTTTAACAGTTACTGTGTCACCTTGAGCAATGTAGTTTCTTCCTCTGATACTTGTTTGAGATCTAGGATCTAAATGCAAGTTTTGAGAAGACGTTTCTACTTTAACTCCGCCACTAGCGTAACCATCTTTGTTTACTCCAACTGCTGTTGTTATTTTTGGGTTCTTCATATTTTTCTCCTATTAAGTTAATATACTAATTTCTTGGACCTTTCAAGCGATTAACATCTCTAGCTTTCATAGCATCAGATGTTAGTTTTACTTCAGCAGACATTAACGCTTTGTCCATAGCTGTATCAGCTCTTAAATGAGCTAGTTCTTCATTTTGTTCTAGTTTTTCACTATTGAGTGCTTTTGCTTGCATCATTTTCATTTTATCAAGACCTAGTCTAGCTTCGTCTTCTTTTGCCTTACGTTCAGCATCCATTGCTTTAAGATCAACTTCTCTTTCTTTAAGTTTTAATAATGGATCATGATCAAATTGATCAGTGATAGATTTTTCTTCCTTCATAAAATCTTCAGTCATTTCAGCAATTAGAATAGCTTTTCTTGCTTCAATCTTTTGTGAGATTTGTTGAAACTGTTGTTGAGCTTGAGGATTCTGAACAGCCGCTTGTTGCATTTGTGGTAACATTTGCATTTCTTGTGGGAACTCTAATTGTACTTGTTCTTGGGCCATGATTGAAATGTGCTCTAAAATGTTTTTAGATAACGCTGCAGTTATACTTGGATTATTTCTAACAAAATTAGAAGCCATAAAACTTAAGTGTGCTGTAACGTGCGCTCTGTGATCTTGACCTGGAAACGCTTGAAAAGGTTTCTGACCCATTGCATCAATATGTTCTAACGCCGGATCTTTCGGTTGATTTTGTGGTGGCGCAGGTAATATTGAATCTATATCTTTTACACCAATTGCTGAATACATATTTCTATAAGCCATATACATATTATGCATTTGTGGATTAGATTGAGCTAATTGTAATTGTGTTTGTGCCATTGATATTCTTTGACTCATTGAAAATATGTTTGGATCAGCTACCGGTAAAATATCTACCTTGTCATCAAAATCTGTAACTTTAACATTTCTCGATGCCCCTGGAACATCATAAGGATATTCTGGTGGTAAATAAGTTTTAAAAATATTTGCTAGTAATTTGAATTCATTCTTCAGTGAAGAGTACAGTCTTTTATGGATTGCTGACATCACTCTTGAACCCCGTTCTAAAAGAGCTACAGTTGTACCAACAGCTGCTTGTTGGTTCCCATCACCAACTTGCATGTCAGCAATTGATGCGAATCTTTGTCCTGCTTGAACTACAATCCCCATCAACTGTAATAAAGTCTGTGAGGGTTCTTTATAAGGTAAGAATACGAAAGCATCTTTTAGATTACCCCCTGGAGTATCTACATCTTTAAATTCTCCTGGTTGAATCGCTGTAGCGTCATCTTGAACTCTAACGCCTCTTTGTTTAAATCCTGCTGGTAAATTTGATAATGTACCTGCATCTAATAACTGACGAAGAGCTGAAGTTGCAGTTCGACTCAAACCCCCAATCATATGAATTAATCCTAAACCATAAAAACCTAGTCCTGGTAAAAATTTAAAATGAACAAAATATTGGATTTTATTTTTCTTAGGGTCTTCAGGTTTAAAGTTTCTTCTAATTGATAAAACTTTTCTACTACCTTCTTCGATTGTTACAATGTAAGGTAATTTAATTCCAGTGGGCTCACCATCTTGACCCATATCTTCAAAACCTTCTAAATCTAAATTAACATGACACTCAATTAAAGTGTACATTGATTCTACTCTTTGCGATTTTGTAACTCCTTCTATTTCTCTCTCTTTTTGTTTTAATTGATCCGTAACTGAATCTTGTGGTTTTGCTAATTCTATATCAGAATAGAAACCCGATACTTGTTGTTTTCTTAAATCATTTTCAGATATTTTTAAAACATGGATAACTGCTTCTGCATCATCTAATGAAGTTGCTGTATAAGGAACTACTAAATCATCAGCTGGAATAAATTTAGATACAGCTCTGCCTAATAACTCATCATAATAAACTTTTTTAAATGTTGATCCTGATAGAGGTAAATAAAATAACATTTGATCAAACTCAGGCTCATATTCTTTCATTTGATCCATCAATTGATAGTTCATAAAATCTTTAACTCTTTGAGCTTGTGCTTCTTTTGGAGGTGTTGCTGCACCCATAACCATAGTTCTAACAGGTCCATCTGAAGGTAATAATTCTTTATAAGCTAATGCTTGAAATTGTGTAACCGCTTCTGCAAGAACAGGGTGAGTTGCACCTGACGCTCCTTGGAAAGGTTCTGTTCTATTATCGTATTTAAATCCTAATAAATCTAATCCAGTAATATAAGTTCTTTCCCAATCTGCACGAGAAGTTTTATATTCTGCATAATCGCTTTGTAATTCATTACCAATAATATCTGTAACGTCTTCTGGAAGAAGATCATTTAAATTTGCAAATGGATCATTTTCATCTGGCCCTTGTACTGCATTTGGATCAAAGTCGATAGTTGCTCCACCATCTTCTTCATCTGTAATTTCTACTGGCCCTTGTCCTGTGTCTTCAATTTCCTCAACATTAACTTCTTCTGAAAGTTCATTAGGTACTAATGTATTAGGGAGAGCCTTATCTATATCTGCCATATTTTTTATCCTGTATTAGTTTATCTTGTTTCTTCTCTTTAATCAACCCTTGAGAATTAGGTCCCCTTAATGGTGGAATGTCCTTCCATTTAACATGTTTCATGTTTTTTACAAGTGTTGAATTTTCTTTTGTCATTATTTAGTACTATTTTTAAAATTCATATCTAGTAATTCTTCTACAAACTCATCATAGTACTGACCTCCATCATCTGTGATAGATGAATGGTAGGCAAATTTTTCCTTGTCTGTCATTTTGGCAACTTTCTTTGAAAATTTATCATAATTTTCTTTTCCAAGTTTTGTACCTTTATAAAAATCATTGTTTTTAAATTTATCTAATATGTCGTCAACCCCTTGACCTCCCATATCATCATAGTGTTCAAATTTTATGTTATGTCCACGTTTTTGTAATTCTTCCATTATATAAGCTGCTTCTTCAGTAGGGATATATTCATAATCATCAGTAAATTTACCATCCTTACCTTTAACTTTATTTTTTAATACTTTTTCACCTAATTGATTTTTACGATTTTTCATAATAACCGCCAAAGATTTTTTAACTGCATCAGTGAAACCACTTACATCAATAAAGGACTGCGCTCTTCCCATTGCCATCAAACCATTCTCGGTCATTTCATCGGAATCATCAATAATAGTTTTTAATGTAAAAACTGCATCCGGAGCTGCTTTTGTTTTAGCGGCTTTAATTCCGCCAAGTCCAATTGATTGTAAGGCAACCATTAAGCCTCCTGAAGCAACTAACTTATTAAAATCTCTTCTGCCTTCCCCATTAGCCGTTAATGTTTCATCAACTAATTTTTCTAAAGTCTTACCCTCTTTTACTTTTCCTAAAGACTGACTTAACTTCTTTAATGAATCAGACCCTTTAAATAAATTTTTTCCAGCAGCAAAGATTCCACCCATATTAGCAAACTCTCCTCCTAATTCAGCTAGGTCTCCAATAGTTCTTGCTTCGTCTGTTAAATTTTTTCCAGTATTTTCTGCTAAAGCAGTTATTCCAAGTTTTTCAGATAATCCCCCCACTTCCATATTGTCTCCAAACTTTTCGAACATTTCGCCCCCAACAAATTTTGCTCCTACTCCAGGTAGTCCGGGTATTTTGTCTCCTGCTTTAAATAAAGGTTTCCTAATCATATCGGAAGCTAGCTCTGTTGCTGCGAAAGGAAGTTTACCCACCCATTCAGCTATATTAGTTACTCCTTTTAAAGGCTTAGCAAGATAGTGAGGTACGTTCTTATAATTTACCATACCACCAATTTTATCTACGACACCTGCTTCTTTGTAATTGTTTCGTGGTCCGTGGTCCACGGATCTTGGACTCTCCCCTAGTAATCCTGCTAGACCGCCTTCTGCATTAAGCTGTCGGTCTTTAGTCAATAAATTTTTCTGTATGTTTTCTAATTCTAGAAGTCCTTGTTCTGTTACTTTAGGGAAGCCTTTTTTTGGTCCAACCTCTTTCAGGAGTGATTCTGACAGGGTTTCTGTAAAATCTTTGGCAGTTTTTCTATCCATACCTGTAGATACCATCTCTTCTATTATTTGATTTTTATAAGTTAATAAATTGTCATCCCCCTTTTTTATATTTCTTGCAGAATTAAGAAGTTGTTCAAGCACATATTGTCTATCTGTTTTTGTTTGTTTAATTAGATCTTTAATCATATCAGAACCCATGATTCCTGTATCTGAACTAAATTTAAAAGGTAGTGAAGGGTCGTTTAGAAATTTTTCAACTTGTTTAGGATTCACCCGCTTTAATATTTCTGCAGGGCTTTTACCGTGTGAACTACCTGTAGTCATATGCTTTAACAATTCTCTAGTTAAACTTTTTCCTGCTGCTAATGCACCACCCAGCCACATTGGAACACGGCCACCTTCTGCTTTTGAATTTTCATCTCTAATTTTTTTTTTCAACTCTTCTATAAACATCTGTCTTGTTCTAGGATCTAAAGTATTAACTCCTGCTTGAGACATAACTTGTTCTAATAAATACTCATTCATAGGTTTGGGTTTTGGTAAAACCGTATTACCTTCGTTGTAAGGAACTCTAGTTGTGTCATTATCTTCACCTAATAAATAATTTAAGCCTGTAGAAGTCGTTGCTTGAGAGCCGGGCGCTATTAACATATTTCTTGCCATCAGAGCATCCGAACCATGGCCTATGTTTGAAAGATCCGGTTCTATTTGAGCTTGGCCTCCTTGGTAAAAACCTGCACGTCCACCTGATGCTAGTCTATTAGAAATAATAGAATCAAAATTACCCCTATAATTACGTAAATAATTATCTGGATCTTTTGAAGCAGCAGATACTATGTCTTTTATAGTTTGTTCTATTTCTTCTTTTGGTC